CGCAGATTGTTCCGCACTAGCAAAATCAAAACTTTTTTGAGTTCCTCCAGTTCCTCCGCCAAATGCTGAAGCTAAGTTAGTCCCTAAGCTTGTTAAACCACTGCCTAGTATAGAGCTAGTGGCTGCACTTGTTTGAGCACCGGCTTGAGCTTTGCCCATAAGGAGGTTAGCTAAATTAATGTCTTGTCCCATACCTAGATTAATGGCTTGTCCCGGATCTGTAACCAAAGGTCCCGGAGCTTGTCCTAGGAATGCAGCAGATAATGCACCAGCACCTTGTGCTTGTCCCCCTAAGAAACCAAATGGATCCACACTAGCTTGACCAGCTGATATTAAAGCATTTCTTCTAGCGGCAGCCGCTTGATCTTGTCTAGCTTGAACTGCGTCTTGTCTTCCTAGTGCAGCCCTTGCTAGCTGTGAAGCATCTAATGAACGTCCAGTAGCTAAACCAAATCTAGCCGCGGCTTGGTCTGCTTCTCTAGCAGCTTCAAAACCTAATGGCCCTTGGGCTTCTTGTGTAAGCCTAGTAGCTTCAGCTAAGTCAGCCTCTGCGATTGCTCTCAACCTTGGATCCTCAAAAGTGTCCCTAGCTTGTTGACTGAACTGACCCATAAAGCCAAGCTCTCTTAGTCTTGCCTCTTCTCCTATATCAAAGAGTCCTCCTTGTCCTAAGATTTGAGACTGTGCTTGTTGCTTTTGTAAATCTAAATAACCGGGAAGGAGTGCTTGTTCTCTTTCTTGTATTAAGCTTTGTGTTCCTTGACCCAAAAGTCCTTCCGGTCCGTAAAAGTCTTGAATGATTTCACTCGGGTCCCTTTGTGCGTCTATGGCACCTTGTACTCCTCTTTCTAGTTTTTTACCAGCTCTCTTAGCTCCCATATAGGATGCTGCGGTTCCAGCTGCACCCAGAATAGCTGGCAAGAATTGAACAAATGAATTTATACCACCTATGCGAACAAGGTGGTTGAAGATAAGGGTGTCCAAAGGACGGAATAGTTCTATTAAAAAGTTTTTCATAAAGTGTATTAAGCAGTTCTTTTCCACATATATACAACTTCATACGGTTGTAAGTTTGTGTGAGATCCTCCGCCGCCAAAATTTAAAGTAGACCGAGTAGATGAGCCAGATGGACCATCAGCACTAGTATTATCAATGAATTTACTAGCTGAACCAGTTGAAGTGAAATCTCCCGTAGGAAGAATGTAGGCATCAATACTAATAGTACCGTTAATATTAGGTATTTGGGCTTCGGTCAAAGTAACGGTTTCGGCACCGCCAGTAGCTCCAGCTGTATCAAATGTACCACTAGATGCTTTACCTACAAGGACTCTTCCTTCACCAACAGCAGCCCAAGTAGTTAAACCAGTTCCACCAAAAAACAAAGCATCCGGTGTACTTGACTGAGTGGTTGATTGGTAAATTGTACCAACGGGATAAACCATATTCATTATACCGAACCTACCACTAGTGAGTGCAGCATCGTCGGACAGTTTCGCAAAATCTAAATCATCATCCTTGACTTGTAGTTGACCTCCGGATGTGACCTCTAGCCCACCACCACTTACGCAAGTCCCGGTAGTTGAAGCAGAGTTAACGGCATTTCCGCTTGTATCGGTAAAATCCGCACCATCTACTAGATTGTCTAACTTAGTTGACGTAACTTGTTCAGTTGCACCAAAATCTGTTCCTTTACTTAAAACTGGCATAATATATTATAAATCTATTTATTACTATTGTACACTACTTGTCGATCTGAATGTCTCAGCTCCGGCTACCTTGACGGCTCGGACACTTGGTCTACCCAATGTGTTAGTTAAAACCATCTGAAATCCGTAAGCTCTTTTATTTCCTATACGCCCCCTTATAGAAACATCTTCGTCCGCCGGTATGTTAGAACCTAGATAAAAACTAGCTGTCTTTAAGTCCAAGGCTGGCTCGGAGTCAACATTTTCCGTTATACCGGATATGTTCATATCAGACACGTTATCAGCACTGGACTGCAACTGAAGCTCGAAGTTGTTCCATTTTTTTCTATCTATAGAGTTTAGTGTAAACATTCTTGTTGTAGCAGAACCTTCTACTCTATCAGTTCCGGCACTTCCGCCGATTGCTGTAATAACTCTGTCAATACCATCAGCCTCTGTCTCTAGCTTGTGGATACCACCATCTGTGTTAGTTACATAAACACCGCGTTTACTTCCACTACCAGCTACTAACAAGTTCGTAAACTCAAAACCAGAGCTGTTTACCTTATCTACAGATTCCCAACTTTTATTTAAAAAGTTGTATATAATAACAGCATTGTTTGTAGATGAACCATCTAGAGGTACAGCCAAGTAATAACGATTGTCGAAATAAATACCTACTGCGTTCTCAGCCGCGTCCTTGTTTATGCGGTCAATAGTTTTTTGAATAGCTTCAGATAGTGGCACTTCATTTCCGCGAAGATTGTACAAGTCAATAAAGTTAGCTCCGTACACACCGTTGTCGGATAGGAAAAGCACTTGATTACCCACTTGAATAACAGAGCGTCTAGCTACTAATCCAACCTCGTCAGTAAGTAATTGACTTTTAGAGGTCGATAAATCTTCGGAACCAATAACAATGTGTATACTGTTTCTATTTAACACAATCAGCTTATCGTCCGAGAATGAGTGCATACCTACATTAAAGTCCGCTTTACCGGCATTAAATCTAAACTGCCCTTCTAGGTGTTGGTAAGTGTCCGAATCATCTATGTCGGATAAAATTATTTCATCAAATATTTTTCGGTCCGTAATTGTTTCTGTACTAGACAAAGCATATCTAAACGGAACCGCTAGCCTACGCTGATGATAAACACCGTACTTCGGAGCTGGCATATGTACAAATCCTAACTCTAAAGGAAGTTCTTTTATAAACGTAGGCTCATTGGAAGTAATTGAAAGAAGGTCTGGAGCGTTATCTACGAAAAAGAAAAAATCATCACCGTCAACTCTTGAGACCGTAAATGTATCATTTAGAGTTAAACCACTATGTCCTACGACTGATACTCGGATAGCATCACCACTAACATATCCGTGGCTTGCTTTAGTTCCTTTTGCTTCGCCCTTTGTTATTTCAAAGGCTGTTGTTAACTGAGCTGATGGATAAGTAAAAGCTCCCTTTTCGACAAGTGCAAATGCCGGGGATCCAGTAATATTATTAGTAGCTAGGTCTACGCTCATTGCTGTGTCCCCATCTCTAAATATAAATACTTTATTAAATGCTTGTATCATATCTATTTGAGTAGATACAGTTTCAGTTCCGGGATATGCTAAATCATATGTAGTACTAGGGTCCGATACCTTTACGGCTACTACTTTACTGTTTGCGGCTAGGAGTATATAACTCTCTGAGTTAGCGTTAGGATCCGAGAATATACAAGAACCATAGACTTCATTGACGGCTGTATCAGCTAATGATGGTTTAGTTACAACTACACTACCACTAGCAGAGCTGTAAGTTTTATCCGTTAATTTTATAGTGTCCGCGTCTACTACAGTTGCTGTGTACAAACCGGACGCAGTAGCTGGGCTAACAGTTAGGGAACTTGTGTCCAATTGGACTTGACCACTTCCGGAAGTTCCTAATCCGTGAGCTGAAGAAAAATTTAAAATTAATTCATTACTTGTAACTGCTACGGAGTTTGTAGTAATGTTAGCATCCATCAAGTAAAAATCTAATGTTAGTGCAGCACTTCCAGTTGCCAACGGAGCCTTGAAGTTGCTTATACCTTTCCTAGTCTGCCACTCACCATTTACGGCAAGTCTACCATTTTGACTATCCGCTAGGATACCCTTAACAAGCTGGTCCGGACGTAGGCGATTATTGAACCCAATGTAGCCACTGTCCAAGTCCTCGATGATTCTATCGTCACCGGATGAGTACGTATCATACCTAGCCATTTAACAGTCCCAAGCTCTCCTTGACCAATAGTTAGCTGAAAGTTTTCCCTTACCGCCCTTGATACCAGCACTACGTGCACAGTAGCTTCTTTTACGAGCTGGACGATTCTTCTTGATTGTCATATTCGCATCTCCGAAACGAACAATCTTTTCTTTACCATCTTGGCAAGCTTTCACAACAAACTTCTTACCGCCTTGAACTTCTCGGCGGGGTACGTTGCACTTCATTTTGTCTTTGTCTGCCATTATAAATTAATTTTATTGTTTTTTACATCATCCACATACTTAGCTTCTTCGGGAGATAATTGATCAAAAATACCTTCTTGCACTTGATTTAACACTTGATTAAATCTTTTTAATCCTTCTTTTTTACCAAAGTCTCTTGTAAAATTATTTTTATTAGTAGATATAAATTTCTTAAAATCATCGAATGTCCTTGGATTTAAGGATCCGGTAAACGGATCTTCCATTTTGTTACCCAACAAAGCACCCATAACGGCATTAGCGGATGGGGTAGGTGCTTGATTATTTGCATACATATAAGATGGCAAAGCCATAGGGGCATCTGTACCCATTTGGTCGCTTACAACTGATTTGATGCTGCCATCGGAATTATATGTGTACTTAAGTGCCATTATGCTTTTCTTACTTTTGCTTTGGGTGTGTTGGATACGAATTGTTTTCCTTGTGATCCTCCAGCTTTTTTCTTTCTAGCTGTTGCAGCCCTTTCGGACTTTGTAAGACTCTTGGCCTTAGCCATTGGAAGGCACCGATCTGGGTTCTTCTTGTTTTTTGAAGTTCCGCAAGGTCCTTTAATCGACCCATCAATGCCGATGCGTACCCAGTTTTGTTTTCTCCAGTTTGCAAGCTCACCCATTATTTAACCTCTTTTAGCATTCTGTAATCTTAATTCTTTTCTACTTTTAGAAATTTTATTTTGAAGATTTTTGGATTTTAAAGTTTCAGTTCCTAACTCAATAGCCATACCTATTCCAGTTGCTTTAGTTGCTTTTGATAAATTTTTTAAAGTTTTTGCGGCGGTTGCAGCAGCTTCTTTCGCAACTTTTCGTGTGTATCTGCCAGCAGCTTGTTTTTGAATAGTTCTTAATCTGCCTTCTGCTTCTCGCCTTACAGATGGTGTAGTAATTTTGTAAGCCTCTGAAGATTTGTATGGAGAACTTCCCTTAATGCTTTTTACTTTTATTTCCGGATTAGACAAATTTCTTCTTAAATCTTGAGCACCCGGAAAAGCTGTTGATGACTTAACATCCTTGGCATATTGAATAGCTGTTTTTTTGCCGTACAAATCTTTTATGTCTTTTCTTATTCCGTATTTACCTTCACTCATAATGTTATTTCTTTTTGCGTTTAGAACCCTTTGCGTAATTCGGGTCTTTACAGTACTTACTAGCCGCCATATTTGCGTACGCACTAGGGTACTTGTCGAAAGTACGACGAGCCCAAGCAATTCCTTTTTTACAAATCTTAGCCATTATTTACCTACCTTCTTCATTGCTTTTGTATGAGCCTCAGAAAAAGTAGAACCCTCCTTAATGAGTCTCCTCATAAAGTTCATATGTTTATCGCTGTGATGTACGGAATGCTTTTTTAAAGTATCCTTCTGACGTTTAGTTAAGTCCATAATGTTAAGTGTTCTTCTTCTTTTCCTTGCCCCTTAAAGCTTCTAAATCCGCAGCAGTTATTTTATCCCTAGGCATAGCAATACGAGCTAGCTTTTTCTGTTTTTCACTGTATTTTTCTGGTGGCATTAGCACTTACCTTTTCCTTTTTTGCCGGGAACTTTTTCTCCGCAGCTTCCTTTTCCGTATGAGTCCATAGTTATTTTTCTCCTTGTTTATTTTTAAAGTAGCAGAATGCTACAAAGGCTGCCATTATAAGAGCTGTGAAAAATCCAGCATCTGCTGGTTCCGGGACTGTTCCCTTGTACTCAACCCCTAGTCTAAAATCGAACTCATCCCAAGTGTACTGCACGCCCTCGAACATTAAGCCGTCAAACTCTTGCCTTAGGTAACTGGGCTCGTCCGGGATAAGAAAAAATCCATAGCTTGTGGTTTCTGGTCTTACGGGCTCTAACTGAATCAAAGGGAACTCCTCTTCTTCTGTTGGGAATAATTGGTACTCGTGGCTCATTTCTTGAATAAAGATGTTATGATGGATGAACACTCCCTAAATATCTTAGAGAATATGTTGTTCTTAGGTAAAAACATTACTACTATTGA